CAAATATAATTGGTCGTGATAAAATGGGAAGTTAGCATTAGAAGCAATAAAGTCTTGGGGGAAACGGTCTATATTCCAAAATAGTCTGTTGACTCCAAACTCTTGTGATTTAGGAGTAATTATAGCTTTGAATAATACATTTGTGTTTGCCGCATCCATTCCACGCCGTGGCGTTCCCAATAAAGATTCACTGGATAAAATAAGCGGTGTTGGTGTTAAGTAAAATTCAATTACACCTTCAAACATCATAGGTACCGAAGAACCTATAATATACGGTGGGTCATCAAAAAACAAATCCATCGATAACATATTTCTTTGTACGCTACCTTCTTTCAAATTAATTCTCTTTTGGACAATTTGAACTCTCTCTTGGTCGTTAGCCATTAGTAAATCAATGTCGCCTATACTTTCTCTTAATTCTTTAATTGGCATATTATTTCCCTCCTTTCTTGAATGCTTTAGCCATTTTCTTAAAATCTAATTTACCATCTCTAGTAAAAATCTTATTTTTCTTTTGTTTGACATATCTATTCCATTTTGATGGTTTACGCTTTTTGACTTCCATGCTTGGACTGACAGCTTCAATATTCATGTTTTCTGACATATCGGCTACATTACCCCCTGTAGGAACTAATGTTTCGCCGGCTTTGATGTAGACTTGCATTGATGGTGTACCTTGTACCATATGCATTTGAAAGGCCGGTATAGCAACCATATCAATAGGGAAAACAGTTTCCTCATCACCAATAATTAGCCCTACTACAACACCAGTAGCAATGTCCTTAACTAAATCTTTTGCAAAACTCACACAATCACCGCCTTAATCAAAGGTCGGTTGCTTGTGCTAGCATTCGCTCTAGGTCTTTCTTGCTTACTTTACGAGGTTCAGCAATAATCATGATGTCAAGCTCTACAGTTGCGCCGGCTAATGCGTTACAGTCATTAGCAGCTACTCCGATAAGTAAATCGGTAACAACAGTATAACCGTCAGGATGCAAATCATATACTCCACGGAATCTTTCTTGGTTTTCCCATATTGCAATATCTACAGCGTTGCCAAATCTGTTAGTAGTTAAAGTATAATTATTTAGAACATTGCTAGATGCAATACCAACATCAGTAGCTGATTCATAAGCTGTAGTGGTGGCGAATATTTGCATAGAAGCAAATGCTTCAGTAGCATCGCACAAAACTGGGTTAAATACCGCTGTTTGATTGGTTGATGATGTGTTTCTTAGCTGATATGTGATTTCTTTTATCTGTAATCCTTCATCGCGAACGACGGAAACATAATCTGAAAGGTCTATTCTCCCATAGTTGACAGATAAATCCCCAGCTCCATCCAATGTAAATTGTAGTCTATCTCTTAAAATTAGGTCATTTGCTCTTTTTGCCATATCCTTTTATGATAGGCTCAGGTTTATTATACTTCTTCTACACTTCCTCGCTATACGGTCATGTCGAAATGACGATAAAATTATTGAAAATAATGCTAAGTCATGTGTTTTGCGACCTCAATAATATTTTTAATAATCTAATTAATATACTAAAACTCCGTGGACTAACCATGGATGCCAAAGAATGGTCAAAAATGGCCGATAAAGTAGCCCAAGTAAGAGCGACATTGTACAAGGTGCAAGAAGAACATGAAGAGTATGATACAGAAGTGTATAGCGAAGTAGCTTTCATCAGAAGAATGCTTCTTTTAACGCTAGAAAGTATCGATAAATTAGCAAAGTGGGATGACAAGGGGTGGATGAGATGAATTGCGAAGATGAAGATTATGGAGACAAGCCTTTCACATACTGTGGAAAAAAGAACTGTGAATCATGTGGTGAAGTAGAATGATGAATCCAGCAACATTCATGGATTTAGCGCAAATGTTAGAATCAATTGTTTTTGATTGCGGATGTGGCAAAACAAAAGTATGGTTAAGAGAACTAAATATGTCATGCGCATTAGACTGGTTAAAGAATGAAGAACCAATTTATCATATGGGAATGTTAGGATGCTGTGAAAAACTACGATGTATTAACTGCGATGACATGCCATCGGTCTGTGAATGTGGAAATTACCAAGGTGATGAAGAATGAAAAAAGTAGGCAGGCCAAGAAAACCATCATCAGAAAAAAAAGAGATTATATCTGTCAATCTCACTGCTAGTTTAATTCAAAAGTTAAATCATGATTTATCTTGGTCACAATCCCGTTCAGAATGGATTGAAAGAGCGATAAAAGCAAAGTTAGAAATTATTTCTAATCAAGAACCATCAGTAAGTGATTCTAAGACAAAAAGTTTAGCTTGGGCATTAGCACTCAGAGAAGATTGTCCTAATTTTGTTGTACGAGCTATAATCTCGCAATATGGTTGGGTTGATTCAGTGATGTTTGAAAATCTAAAGCAGTGATGCAATTTGTGGGAATTGTAACAAGACAATTAAATATAACAATCTCTCACACCAAACAATTCTTTCGTTTTGTTGTTTGTCGATGGGTGCTATTGCTTCCAGTCCTGTAGACATTTCTTAATCTCCTTTAGCTCCTTTAGGATTTTGATCAATAAATCTATCTTAGTCATTATATCACACACATATAACATTGCCAAGACCGGCAAGAGCAGGATTATCTTGAGTCACCCTAGGCGGGAATTGTTCACGGACTGCGCCAGCAACCGCACCTTTAGGAATAATAGTCCTAAACCAATCCGGCACTCCACCCACTACGGGGTCAGTTGTACCAAAAGCGTCAGGATTAGGCACCATTTGCCTAGATAGTCTAGCATAAGCTCTCATTTCAGGTGTTGTTAATGTCTTTTCAGGTGCATTATTTTCAAGATGCAAAAAGAATTGGGAAAGCGTACTACCTGAAACCATTAATTCAGGCCTGATTCCACCCCAATTGTATGATGGAATATATTGACCTGCCATATCTAGCGGATTCGGCATAATGCGACCCATTGATTCCTGCTGTGCAATCATAGAATTAAATCGCTCAGATATTACTCCCAAAGCCGCAGTAATCTCACTTACTTTCTTAGTCTTATATGACATAAGCAAACTTGCGTTAAATCTTATGCTTAGTGGATATCCAGCCTCTTCACTTCCATGAAAAACCATAGTCAAATATAATTGGTCGTGATAAAATGGGAAGTTAGCATTAGAAGCAATAAAGTCTTGGGGGAAACGGTCTATATTCCAAAATAGTCTGTTGACTCCAAACTCTTGTGATTTAGGAGTAATTAT